GTTGAACAAATTGTAATAATGAGTTCAAGCCAAATTGGTAAAACAGAAGTTTTATTAAATATGATAGCTTACCATATTGCTTTTGATCCAACTTCAATATTAATGATACAGCCAACATTACAAATGGCAGGAACTTTTTCAAAGAATAGAATAAGTCCTATGATTCGTGATAGTGGAATATTGACGGAGAAGGTTCAACCAGCAAGGTCAAGAGATAGTAATAATACGATATATGCAAAATCATATAAAGGTGGTTCTTTAGATTTAGTTGGTTCTAATTCTGCAAGTAGTGTTAGTTCCCGGCCCGTGCGTGTTTTGTTATGTGATGAAGTTGATCGCTATAGTGTTATGGGAACTTCAGAAGGCGATATAATTCAACTGGGTAAAAGAAGAACTTCAAACTTTTATAACAGAAAAATTATTTTAACTTCAACCCCGACTATTAAAGGTTCAAGTAGAATAGAGTTGGCATATGAACAGTCTGACCAACGGAAGTATTATGTTCCCTGTCAGGACTGTGGGTATCATCAATTATTGGAATGGAAAAATGTTTATTGGAACGAAAAAGATTATAAAAATGCTGGTTACACTTGTGAAAGCTGTGGTTCGTTTTGGAGCGAATCTAATAGGTTGGCAGCAATTAAAAATGGTTATTGGAAAGCGGATAAGGAATTTAATGGAACTGCTGGTTTCTGGATTAACGCTTTATACAGTCCGTGGAATACGCTGGGTGAGCTCGCAGAGTTATTTATTAATTCAAAAAGTTTACCAGAAACTCTTAAAGTTTTTACGAATACAGTCCTCGCAGAAAGCTGGGAAGAAACCGGCGAAAAAATCCAAGAAAACGAACTAAGGGAACGTGCTGAAACATGGGGTAAGAAATTACCAGATGATGTTTGTTTATTGGTTGCGGGAGTTGATACGCAAGATGATAGATTAGAAGCATCTATTTTAGGATTTACGCGTTCAGAAGAAGTATATGTTATTGGTCATCATATAATATATGGCGACCCGTCGGGCTCTCAAATTTGGGAAGATTTAGATGATGTATTATTAAAAAAATACAAACATCCTACTGGAGTTGAGTTAACTGTAAAATCTACTTGCGTAGATAGCGGCGGACATCACACCAATAGTGTATATTCATTTTGTAAAACAAGGATGAGCCGCCGCGTTTATGCAATAAAGGGAATAGGCGGAAAAGATAGGGCTATGGTGGGGCGACCATCCAAAAATAATGTTGGTCGTGTACATTTATATCCAATAGGAAGTGATACTATAAAAAATCATGTTTACGGGCGTTTGAAGATTGAGGACGGGCCGGGACAAATCCACTTTCCAAAATATTTGGATGATGAATATTTTGCACAATTAACCAGTGAAGAACGGGTTGAAAGATTTACACGCGGAATACGAAAAACACAATGGGTTCAAAAACGAAAAAGAAATGAAGCATGGGATTGTCTTTGTTATGGCTTTGCTGCTTTTGCTTTATTAAATGTGAACTTACGCATATTGCACGAGAAAATACACCGGGCAAAACCAGATGAAAAAAAAGATAAACCTATAAGACCACAAAGACGTGGTGGTAAATGGATGGATATATAGATGGCAATAGTTGTTAAAGATAGAGTGAAAGTAACTACCAGTACAACCGGTACTGGAACGCTTACGCTTGGATCGGCTGAAACAGACTTCCAAGCTTTCTCAGCAGTAGGCGATGGCAACCAAACTTATTACGCAATTAAATCTGATGCAGGATGGGAAGTTGGTATTGGTACATATACACATAGTGGTACTACATTAAGTAGAGATACAATATTAGAAAGTTCTAATAGTGGCGCAGCTGTATCACTAACAGGAACATCAACAGTCTTTACAACTTACCCTGCTGAGAGATCAACTTTCTCGGATCAAGGATTAGCAAAGACCTTTACAGCAGATGGTTCTATAACAGCAGGGAAACCTACTATTCTAAAATCCAATGGCAAGGCAGAAGAAATAAAAGAAACAACAACTTCAGGTTTTGGAACAAAGGTTGACGCAATAGAAACAGGCGGTAATCAATTCCATCGATGTGCTACCGATAACAACGGAACAACACTTGTAGTTTATCGAGGAGATAGCACTTATGGTTATGCGGTGGTTTTAACTTATTCAGGAACGACAATAACAGCAGGAACGCCTGTTGCATTTGAAAGTTCAAGATCAGATTATCCAACTGTTTCCTATGATACTGTTGCAGATAAGTATTTGATTTGTTGGTCGCAAAATTCTGATACGAGTTTGCAAGGTATAGTAGCAACAGTAAGCGGAACATCAGTAAGTTTTGGCACAAAATCAGAGGGCGATAGTGACGCTCAGTATAGTCCTGTATCAAGTTGTTGGGATGAGGATGCTGATAAGCATTGGGTTGTATGGGAAGATACAAGTTCTAATATTGATGTTGTTATAGCTTCTGTTTCAGGAACATCTATTACATGGGGTACAACACAGAATGTAGGTTCAGGAACAGCAGTTCAAAACGCAAGTATTATATATCACTCAGGTTCTTCAATGGGAGTTATAGGGTGGTATCAAACAGATTATAGTTATCATAGATTTTACTATAGAGCAGGAACAGTATCAGGAACGACAGTTACCTTTGGTTCAGAAGTTTACCATGATGGGTATATTGGAGGTGCTAGTATATTAGGAATGGCATACAATAGTGCGAATACAAATGTAATTCTCGCATATAAAGAGTATGATGATAATAATACTATTTATTCAAATGTCTTAACTAACTCCGGCACAACATTAACAGTAGGAACAAAAAGTAGCTCAATAACAAGAGGCGATCAGTTAAAATTAGAACCTGCAACTTCAGGTAAAGTAGTTATGACCTTAAACGATTATGAGGAGAGTGCTGATACACTATATGTAGGAACGACATCAGCTTCAGGTGTTACTTTTGGTTCAGCACTAGAAATCGACCCAGACCAACGCACAGAGGGAGATGATACTGTATTCGATTCAAGTCAAGGAACAGTTATTATTGTATGGCAAAGTGGCGATGATAGTGACATGGATGCAAGAGGTTATCAAATGCCAACAACAACAACAAATTTTGATGCTAATAAATATCTCGGAGTAGCTTCAACATCCGCAAGTGATACAGAAGAAGTTAAAATCAACTTACCAGATGGAAGTATTAATAACTCACAGACAGGATTAACTGTTGGAGAGGATTATTTTACTGATACAGCAGGTACTGTTAGAACCTTTGTAAGTGGTGGGAGTGCATTAAGTGAAGGTCAATATTTAGGCAAAGCATTATCAACAACCGCACTAGAATTAAAAGAGCAAGACAGAAATCTTATTTATGGTAAGGCAAGTGCAAGTATTACTAAAGGTAAACCTGTACTTGTAGAAGCAGATGGAGATTTTATTGAAGTTACAGGCACTTCCACAACTGTTAGTAAGGTTGAATCTGGTCAACAAAACATTACCACATCAGGTGCAAATGATATTTATAATTTAGCAAGTGATGGATCAGGGTATGTATGTGCTGTATGGATTGGCACAAGTAATTATCCATATTGTGCAAAAGGTACTGTATCGGCTACAAGCATCACTTGGGGTACTCCTGTTGCCATGTACACAGACACTCATACCTGCGTGTCCGCATATTATGATTCAACTAATGAATGTTTTATTGCTTGGGGTATGGATGGAACGACTTGGAATGTCGGTAAAATTACAGGTTCTGGCAATACAGCTACTTTTACTCATATTCACGGATATGGATTTGGTACAAATGCTTCTCATATGTCTGGTTCTATTTATGATACGACATCCGAGATGGGTTGCGTATTTGTAGGAGCAGATACAGGTAAATTAGGAATGTTGCAATCAGCTAGGGTTGATACTAACGGACATAGAGGTACAAGCACTATAGTTGGCTCTACCGCGTCCGCTCCCCAATATGTTAGCATGGCGTGGGATCAAGCAAACAATGTTGGTTGTGTATGGTATAGAGATTCAGCAAACAGCAATTATCCAACAGCACGGGCTTTTACTCTTAATGGCACAACAACTTATGGCGATGCAGTTATGGGAACAGCAGTTGTATTAACAAGTAATGGAACAGACGCTTTTGGTGGTATTGCTTCGGGCTCTCCTGATAGCTCGGAGTTTGTATGTGTATGGAAAGAATCTACAACAGAATTATCAGCTTGTACCATAACTTTATCAGGAACAACTATATCTAATACAACAGTTGGAGCATTGGATAGGGATGGTTCAGAGGAATATTATGTCGAGGGGGAAAATTTATTAACATACAACCCAAAAACAAAAAAATATTATTTCAGTTATAATGATAGCAA